TACACTGTAAAAAGATGATGGTTCGTATAGATTGTGTAAATCAATACGATTTATTTATGAAGTATAGTGAACTAAGATTAAAATTCTACAATCTTAGTTTCTCGTAAGATTAAACAACTAATTTATTTAAACAAGGCAGAACATTATGAACACATTCTCTTTTATTAAATCAGCCGTTGCTTCTGAGATTATGCAATTGCCAAAAATCAGCTTTGATTGTCGTAAAGAGTTACTCGATCATATCGAAGCACATGGCTATTGTCAGCCTTCAGAGATCGGCACAACGGCAGAGGCTTGGGATCTTGTCTGGAGCGATTTAGCACGAAATACCAATTATGAGATGCCAGATTTTAGTTCATGCCGATCAAGTTTAGAATGTATAGAAGCTGAGGGTCAAGCTATCTTAAATGGTGCATATTATGAAGCTACGCAAGAAATCGCAAAGGACATAGCAACCGCTATTGGTGAGTGCTTTAATTATGATTTTGGCACTTTAGAATTGACTGAAATGTATATTGGTGAATCTGGACTAGGGCATATTGCCCATGACTATGAAACGGACATTGCGGATTCAAGCATGTTGGTATGGGTAAAATATAAAAAGATTCAGATCACAATTGAAGGCGTTACATTGTATGGCATTCTTGAAGCGGTTGAAGACTAAGATGAAAAAGATGACGGTAATCGTTCACTTGTAAGCGCACAGTTTAAAGGAGTTTTAAAAATGAAAACATATGTGTTTAGTACGCCATATATGTGTGGCGGTATCCTAATCAAAGCGGAAAATTTAATGAAAGCTAAAGTTAAGATCCGCAATTATTTATGTGTGAAAAGATTACCTAATCACACAAATATAGAAGAATATCAGGAAATTTACAGCTAAGGGATTAAACAACATCAACCAGCGTGCATTATATTAATAACAATATGATGCACGCAATGGTGCTGTTGATTTCATACATACGAGAGATTAATTATGAAAACATTTTGTATTGAAGTAAATAAAGAGCAGCCCGAATGGAAAATTATTCAGGTGCTTGTTCAATTGGGATTTCAAAAAGCGGTATGGTGTGATGAAATGAACACGAGTTTTGTTGAGGTATATGTTGGGATAAAAACATTCTCAAATTGCTCAAGTAAAATGAAAAAAGAAAACACGCTAACTTTAATAGAAACTATTAACCTATTGTAAGAGAAACGAGAATGAAAAAACGTAAATATATCTATTGGCGAGTATTACAGCAAAATGCAGGCTATGGTTGGGATGATATAGAGCATTTTGATTTACATGATTCTACATATAAAGAGCGTAAACAAACAGCTTTAGAATATAGGCAAAATATGCCGAACTGCTCATACCGTTGGGTTGATCGTAGAGAAATAAACAAGTAACATCGAACAATGTGCATTATATTAATAACAATATGATGCACATAATTTTAAAATGATTTATATAAGGTGTATTTAAAATGACTAAATTAGCTAACATTGAGTTTTTATTATCAGATGCCCGCGGGATTTATATCCCTCGCGATTTCTTTCAAGGCTTTGATTTAGAGAAATGGAATTTAAAAGGTGAAGACTTAACAGCTTTAAATGATCCTGAAAACGAAAATTATTGGGATGTTTGGGATCATGTGTTAAATAAAGCTTACTTTGAAATTGATGGTAAAAAGTATCATTTATATCATGATGGCGATTTATTAGCAGTTGCATATGATCACTTGACTGATGAAGAAAAAGATAATTTAGGCTTTGATAATTTTTAAATATAGGACTAGGTGAAATAGATCAGTCAATACATGCTGAAACTTTAAAACATGCTAGAAAATTAATCAGTCAATCGGGTGAAATGAAATGCCCGATTTTAGTTCATGCCGATCAAGCTTAGAATGTATAGAGGCAGAGGGTCAAGCTATTTTAGATGTTGCTTATTACGAAGCCACGCAAGAAATCGCAAAGGACATAGCAACCGCTATTGGTGAATGTTTTAGTTATGATTTTAGTGACTTAGAATTGACTGAAATGTATATCGGAAAAGCGGGACTAGGACATATTACTCATGACTATGAAGCCGATATAGCAGATTCTAGTATGATTGTATGGTTAAAATCTAAAAAAATTCAGATCACAATTGAAGGCGTTACGTTGTTTGGCATTCTTGAAGCGGTTGAAGACTGATACAGGGATGCATAAAATGAAAAAGTATGTTTTTAAAACGCCTTCTATGAGCAGCACAGTCACAATAAACGCAGATAATTCTAATTCACCAAAATCATAACCAAAACATTCATCAATAGCGTTTGATATATCCTTCGCTATCTCTTGAGTAGCCTCATCATAAGCGGCATTTAAAATAGCTTGCCCCTCTGCCTCTATACATTCAAACGCTGAAGTACAGTTAGAAAAGTCTGGTGTTTCATAGTCAGTATTTCTAGCCATTTCTGACCAAAGCAAGTCATAAGCTACAGCAGTTGTACCAATCTCAGAAGGCTGGCAATAGCCGTTTGATTCGATGTGATCAAGTAGAGTGCATTCATTATCTTGACTATAATCAAAACTGATTTTAGGCAATTGCATAATCTCAGAAGCGACTGCTGATTTAATAAAAGAATAAGTCTTCATGGTGTATTTTCCTTTTGGTGTTTAAATAAAATGCGCATTATGCACGGGATAAAATTTATATATTAATGCAATCTATTGTATAAATTACACTGTATATAAACTTAAATACACGACGTATAAAGCGAGGTAAATCCGTTGCTTTTATATTGAGAGTACAATTTTTTACCCAACTCATGAGAGTAAACTCGCCCAGTCTGTCCGCACCGCATTTCAACAAAAAGCGTTACGGTTTTATCGCTTGACTGGCTTACAACTATTTCTACGTTATCGACTGTAATTATCATTTTACACCTCATCATCAAAATTAAAATCATAGTCAAACATTTTATTTAAAGCTAACTCATCTTTTAAATGTTCAACTTTAAAAGCTTGTTCCTTTCGATAAAACAAAGATAACAAGAAAGGAAAATTTATGCAACTACTTCTACAACTATTTTTAAATTATTTTCTATATTTCTACTAAGTGAATGATTTTATTAATTAATTAATTCTTTTTTGCTTACTTATTTTAACGTCTTTTATCTGATTTTTAAGAAGCATACAAAACTGTAGTGATTTTTTATCATGTCTTAAATGTCCAATTGGCTGAATTGTTCGCAATGCTGGAAGCTACTGCTGGAAGCTGATTTCAACATATAAGGAACGGGCGCGCGGGTAAATACTTCAAATAAATAAGCCTTGTCAACAAAATTTTTGTAATTTTAAAAATAAATAAAACCAATATAAATAAAACTGATATGCAAATTAGAAATTTTGATTTTGATTATATGAGTATTTTAAATTTGCTTATAAGGTAAATTGATATACGGATGGACATTTCTTCGATGACTTCCTGACATTAAGTCCTATAGTGAAGGGTCCGAACCTAAATGGAATTTTTATATAAATCAATAGCTTAGGGTCTGAACTTCGATGACCCCATACAACAATTCCTAGAAGTGACAGGTCGCCGACAAAAGTACCCCCATACGATCTTTTCCTAGAAGTGGTGGTGGTCTGAACCCCTCTAGCACTCTAATATATTTATATAAATCAATAACTTAGTCTGTCTGAATGTCTAAAGCAATCAAGAGGTAAACAAAAGAGAGCCGAAGCTCTCTAATCATTTTCTCACACCATTATAGAAGTCTAAATAATTCTCAAGTAAACTTTCTATGTTCTTCTTTCCAACAGGGTTTTGTGAATGCACCCAGTATTTAATTGTATTCGGGTTTGTTTTCATCTCACCCATTAACTCTACTAAGTACCAAGCACAATCATGTCCTGTTAGCTCTCTACCCCACTCACTATCTTCTAAACCTAAGTCATGATCAAAGCTAAAATACAAACCTTCCAACGTTCCACCTTGAATAACAATATCATCTACGTAGTTTTCAAACTCGTGGTACTGTCTTAGTGTAACTATTTTATCAAAGTGAGGGTAGTTAACCCAAGTAACATCTTCAAAGTTTCTTTCATCATCTATGAATATTAAAGTTTTCATACTAACCTCGTAGTTCCAACGTATTGTAAGTACTTGTACTGTGGTTTGATACTCTCTCAATCAAGTAATTTAATAAACTAATTCGTAAAATTAAATTCTCACCTTGCCACTTACCATGATCTTCATCTTCTTGTATAGGGTGTCGTTCATCTCCACTATGATGTTCCCACCCTTTAGAGAAATAACTAACTAACCCATATTCATAACTCATCTTGCCATCTGAACAAATCAGATTTAAGTTGTGACAGATACCATAGTCTTGTTTTAGCTTATTTGGATGCCATATAGCTAAATCTTTCAGCATGGCTAAACCAGTTAATACGTCAATCTTTTGGTAAACACTCATCTTACATCTCCTTTATTTAATAATTCAAATTTACCAAACTACAACCCACTTGTCAACTGTGTTGTATGCTTTTCTACAGGATTTTGGCTTCTTATTACGTGTACCGTAATGAATTAAAATATCGTAACGTTTTGATATTGCTATGGAAATCTCTATATGATTTAAAATATTTAGGTAAGTTAACTTTTAAATTTACATCACAATTTGCTTTGTTTAATCATCATTTACTCCAAACGTTAATTCAATTAAATATATCAGATAAAATAAAACACTACAAGGGTTAGTTGTAGTGTTTTGTGTAAATTATTCTGATGTCTTTTTAAGTATATCTATTGCTGGTTCACAATTTCCTGATCTATCCCAATAAGGGGTGGACTCTAAAGCACTTAAAGCCAATTTAATACGTTTGTGCAAATCATCAATTTCCTTTTGTCGTGATTGTTGTCCTGCTTCATAAAACTTATAAAACTTAGGACGATTCATTTCTAAATCAACCAGAGCCTTACTTACTCGTTTACCTTCACCAAACACCAAGAAAGCTTCAACTAATTCGTTTTTCTCTTGATCTAACACATCTTCAAAATTCATAATTAATCTCTCGTATGTATAAAATCAACAGCACCGTAACACAGCACTTCATTCTTAACAATTTCATCAGCCTTTTCATTAAGAACTCTCATAAATTCAGGATGATCTCTTGGTAAATCCATATCAACATCAATGTTGATACAACCAAACATTCCAATCTTATATTCAACGTTATATGTTTTCATTGTTTAACTCCACAACCGTTTTCATCTAACTTAACAACATACTCTACACCGCAAACATACAAAGGTACTTTATCAATACTTCCGTACAACTTTACCTTTTCTTCAGAGCAGTAATAAACTGCCCAACTGTGACCATAACTTTTACGTTTGTGTATAATAACAGACATCTCAATCTCCCGAACGATAATTCATTTCTTAATATATGTTTGTTGAGCAATATATTCAATAATATATTCTTTGTTGTATTCTAAAGCTTTCAATACCTCTTTGTCAACATTATCTGACAATTCAGTAGAATGAATTACTTCTCCAATGAAGTTGTAATCAACAAAGTTACCTAGATCGTCGGTGTAATCCATAAAGAATACAACACCTCCTGTCCAAATAAAAGCAACAAAAGATTCATTTACATCGTTACCTACAATAAACCCAATTGTATTATTCTTAAAATCAATACAATCAAAGTTTAATTGGTTTTTATATGATATGAAGTTCATGTTAAATCC